TCAAGTCCGAAAGAAAATCGAACTTGAACAAATCCCGAAAACCGAACAAATCCCGAACCTGAACAACGAGCGGAAAGAAAAACGCCTACTCAGCAGTACGGCAAAAAGACTCAGCATATTGTTGCCTCCAAGGCAGACTGTCTCACTCCGACAAAGAGCAGGGAGCCTGATGTAAACTTCAGGCGCCTGATAACAAATACACGTTCCCTGCTCCCGTCGTTCCACTCTGTAACATGATTCAATTTGGCAACAGGGACTCTTGCTCCCTCTAAAAGAGCAAGAGCAACGTCAAGAGTCCACATTTGCACATCTTGCTCCGGCACCTCTCCAGAAGTCCAGCACACAAAGTACTTGTCCCTGAAAGTCTCCTGGGGTGAGACTCTCAAAAACTCCTCAATGACCGGCTCGATTGAGAATATGAACATGGCGCTCCCCTGAAGAAATTTACCAAAGCTTTTCGCTGCCCAGCCAAAAACGCAGCAAAGATTAGGCCAAGCCTATCGAGACAGCTAAACCGTTGTCGCGCAATGACTTAGCCGTTTCGGTTTTTCTTCGGACTGCCTTGCATTTTTCAATTTTTCTTGCGTTTTGCGGCAGGCCAGTTTTCCTTTCCGATTCTTGCATTGTATCTTTCTGATTCTCGCCCCGATCTTCCTTATGAGAATTCAGCACCTGAAAGACTTGGAGCTTCTGCCAGCAGTACAGTGGCTTTGGCAGGAGTACATTCCTCAGCAATCCTTAGTGACTCTGTTTGGTCCTCCAGGATGTAAGAAGTCTTTCTTGGCTCAGGGGCTCTGTATGTCAGTCGCTTTGGGTGAGCAGTATTTAGGATATGAGACACAGAAAGGTGCTGTCCTCTACGTTGCAACAGAGGCAGTAGTAGGATTGCCGTCAAGAGTTAGAGCACTCAAAGAATTTCATGGCTTGGATTCTTTGGAGATGATTCCTTTCTATTGGACACAAGACTTTTACGATCTTTTGGATAAGCAACAAGTGGTAGATTTGTGCCAAGCAGTACCGGAGAAACCTTCCCTGGTCATCATAGATACTTTGAGTCGCTCTCTTAGAGGAAGTGACGAGAACGACGCAGGACAAATGAACAAAGCAATCAACAGTCTGGAAATCATAAGACATCACTTTCAGGCGGCAGTAGTAGTAGTTCACCACACTGCAAAGCACGCACCAATAGAACGTGGCTCGACAGTCCTCCGAGGAGCTTGCGACACTATGCTTTCATTACAGCCAGGTCCTCAAGGTTTGCTTCTCGAAGTTTCTAAGCAACGCGACTGGGAGCCTGTTCCAACGAGACAAATCTACTGGAGGAAGATTGGAGAAAGTCTTGTCTTGGTTACAGAGCGCCCGGAAGATCTCTTGCAGTCTGATAGGGCGCTTTTACAAAGATTGCCTGAAGAGTTCACGGCTCAAGAAGCGGCAAACCTCTGGCACCGCTCTGAAGCTTCGACAAGAAAACTTCTAAAGCGCTTTGCGGAAGCAGGTTGCATTTTGAAACGCGGCGAACGTTTCAAGTTGCAACGCGATGCGGAAGTTGTTGCGGCGCAATGACTTAGCCGAGGACTTGACAGCCGATCGCGACGGCGGTAAACTTCGCGGCAAACCCTGACAGGAGGCGCCACGAAAACTTTCTTTGCAGTTGCAGGTTCATCGTTGTTCAACCGTCAAGGAGGGTTTTATGCTGTCCCACGAAGTCACAACTCAGAGTCTCAAGCCTGCTGTCTCCATTCTCCCTGAAGACTCCATCCATGTGGTCCTCACTCCAGAAGCTGAGGACCATCGGAGTGTCGAACCCATTGTCGTTCAGTTCTCTGGATCTGGACATCTCTTGGCTCAGGATGGTCGTGTCCAGGAAGAGTTTGCCCTGGATCTTCGTGACCTGGAAGGTTTGCAGGAAGCTCCGAAGCCGGAATTTCCAGTGGAGGAATGGAAGCGGGCAGTCGAAGAGTCTCCAGAAAAGGCCATGGAGATCACCGCAGCCTTCCAGTTGGAGTACCAGGTTCAGTTGGATGACTGGGAGCGCACTCAGAAAGGTGGTTTGGGAGCCAGGCTCGCAGAGAAGATTGTCTCCTGGGTTGAGGCACAGGGCCACAAGGTGAACAAAGACCGTATCTTGGTCAAGACTCCGATGAGAAGGGAGGACTTGCCGACTGCCTGGGTTGTAACTTTGTTCCCATACCTTGGTTGATGACTCTGAGGGGGTGGCTCTAGAGCCACCCCCTAACTTCTTGAAGGGGGGCATATGATCTTCAAGCGGCGGCCCTATTACTGGTCACGCAAGGACAAGTTTGTCGAAGCCAAGAGCCCAAAGTTGAGAGAAACTCCTAGAGAGCGAGAATTGACGCAAGTCTGGAGAAGCGCTGTCAACATCTGTAGTGAGGGTGATCCGAGCTCTGGGCTCTTCGATCCAGGTCGAGTTCCTGACGAAGGTCCAGAGATTCCGATCAGGGTCTCGACTTATCCTGCACAGGCCATATTTTGGAGGGATACTTACGACAAGGAACTCCTCCTGCAGGTCTATGAGCAGGAGAAGAAGCGTCTAGAACAAGCCCCGGAAGTCTCTGTCCACCGAGTAGGTATGTGGTGGCTCAGACTAAAACAGTATTTTGCAAACGACAACGGCTACAGGTCTAGGTATGGAATTCGTAGATCTATCGAGAATCGTTATGACAATTTGCCCATTCTCTTTGATGGTATTGTGTGGGCTTTCAGGCTTGCTTACAATGGCAAGCCTGATCATCTATGGGTTGCCATTGATTACGAGGGATATGTTGTTCATACTGGACGCTGTATCAGGGAGATGGACTCCTTGGACTATACCTTTACGGGTGGGACTCCCTATAACCTCTTGACCTGGGCTCTTGGTCCTGGTCTCGCTGCCTCAGGTCTTGTAAAAGCTCCAGAGAGTCCGAAGCTTGAGGCATGGCTGCAGTGTGTAAAGCCTCTCCAAAGAGTTTTAGAAAAAATACCTCCATCTCCCTCTGGAGGATCGAAGTTGGCTGGGTTCGAAGATAATAGGATTTTGATTCAAGCAAGGCTCGGGATCTGGCGCTGCGCTTGTTGTGGAGAAAAGTTCCCAAGACCATTAGTCTTTTTTCCAGCTTATGTGGACAGTCTGATATCCAAGCGCTTGCAGGAGTTCAAAGGGAGACTCCCATGATTACCCTAATTGGCTGCGGCTTTGTCGGTGGGATTGCTGTGAACGAACTCTGTCGTCAGTTTCTGGCTCATCATGCCCACCTTCCAGAGTTCTTGCTTGTAGATGATGACCGTGTTGAAGAGAGAAACCTGCCCACACAGGAGTTCTATCAGCCTGATCTCTGGAAACCGAAAGCAGAGGTCTTGGCGAACTCTCTGACCGTCCGCTATGGAGCCAAGGCGAATGCTTTAGTTCAACGGATAGAAAGACTTGAGCAAGTTCCTAAGAGCGACGTTATTCTGGATTGTGTGGATAACATTGCTACGCGTCAGCTTATTCACAGATATGGCCTCTTACATGATGTCGTTATTTGTCACATTGCTTTGTCTCCCGACGGGGTTGGATTTATAGACTGGACAACCCCAGCCCGCACTTCTTTCAGGTTCGATCCATGGAAGAAGTACGAAGAGCAGCCTTTGATTCTTCCACCCTGCGAGTTGATCAAATGGAGGGAACAGGGGCTCCGGGTTGCTGTGAAAGCTGCTGAAATGTTGTATCACGGTCTTTTCCACGCGCAAGTCGTAACGCCAGCTCCTGGGAGGGCTCTATGAAAACCCTGAATGGATTTGAGATTCCAGAGCATTACATACACTATGCCAGGAAACATGAGATCAAGGATGGTGTAGTGCAGATTGAGGCGAAAGTAAGAAAGTTTAGAAAAAAGTTGATCAACCCAGCTTCTTGTGTCTTCAACGCCACGGAGGAGTTCCTGAAGGCGTTGGGACTCGGGATTCTGGACAGTCACGACAGAGAGTTCTTCGAGACAATCAAAGGACTCGCCGGGGCTGGGACTCCTGTTCCTCTGACTCCCTTCGCAATACAGGGAGTCGTAGAACCTTATGGGCTTCGTGTTACCAGAGTCAGAGTCCCTAAGTGGTATCCAATCAATCAACAGCTTCGGGTTTGGCAAAGACTCTTAGGCTTTGCCGATCCTAAGCCTGACCATCCGGATGCAGATAAACTTTTCGGCTTTGAGATTGCAGACGAGCCTCTAAGGCCGTCAATTGTTGGCACGGCTCCAGAGCTTTCCCTTCATGGCCATGCCTGGTATTTAGCTCCCCGGGCGCCATGTGACAAGGACTGGCATATCTCAATTCAGGTGGGCAGAGTCAATGATTATCCCTGGCTATATGGCAAACCCGATCCTGTAGAGACAGTTAATGAGGAGATTGAAGTAGAGGAGCCTGATTGGGCAGCGACATTCGGCTTTGGGTATACCTTTCCTGGCTGGCCTTATTGGGGAAGTGATAACTGGAATTGGTGGGATAAGCCCAAGAAGAAGAAGAAGATGTGTTTGCGGTGTGGTGCAAATTCTCGTGCCTATAGTCTTGTCTGCGCTCCCTGCTGGGTGGAAGCTTGGAGTGCTTATAGATGTAGTGAGTGTAAAGTGGAGTTCAAAGACTCCATACCGGAGCTATCCAGGCCAGCAGAGCGCGACAAGTTGTTTGGCCGATGCAAGTGCGGTAAGGAGTATCATGTCAAATATAGTCCGAAGAAAGTAGAAGACTACGAATGGATGGAGTGACATATGCTCCCTCTGCTCCTGCAGATTGTTGTCCTGAGTCACGCGGATATGCCATTTGTGGCCAGGACCGAATTTGGAAGCGACACGTCAATAATCTTCATTGACGAGAAGAAGTTTCTGTCACTTCCTAAGTACATGCAGGAGTTTGTCCTGGCTCACGAATATGGGCATGTCGTGAGCCAGGACAAAGAGGGGTCAGGACTTGCGGAGCAACGGGCTGACTGTTGGGCTGCTTCATTCCTGGCTCTCTATCGTCCTGCTATTGTGCCTCTTGTCGTTCGTTGGCTGAGGGACTATGACAAGAGGCACAAGAATCTCCGTAGAGCTGAGATTGTACAACATTGTGTTCAAACTACAAACTGGGGGAGGGGAGTACGATGATCTTCGACAAGCCTCCATATAGATGGGAAAGAGTTAGGAAGATATATACTGCTCAAGAACAGCTTATAGAGACTCCTGAGGAAAGGAAACTGTCTAGGCTATTCAGTGAGCTATGCGAATCAGCAAAGCACGGCGTTGCTCTTTTCGCTCCGGATGAGATTCCTGAAGAAGGCCCTAAAGTCCCTATGTATTATGACGGCTACAGAATCTTCTGCAAAGAAACATATGACAAGGGGCTTTTTCTTCAGGTCCTTGAGCGAGAGAAAAGGCGCCTAGAGAAAGCTCCAAATGTCAGAATTGTAGGAGTTGGGATGGGATGGCTTCGAGAGTTTGGCTTGTATAATCCTGGGTGTAGGACTCGATACGGAATGCGAGTTGACAGTGTAAAGCAGCGCTCGATTATCTATGATGGTGTAGCTTGGTTCTTTGACCTGGAAGTTGACAGTAAGCTTCTAAATACCATAGCTATCAATTGGGAGGGAGACGTAATCTGCTCCACTGACTGTGTCCTAGAGCACCACGATCATAATATGCCATTCCATGGGCTTTACACTCGGCATAACCTCCTGACTTGGGCTCTAGGACCAGGGCTCTACGATAGCGGTTACCTTGAGTTTTATGATACTGAATCTAGAGACAGGAAGCTTGCTGCGCTCGGAAGAGTTTTGGAGCAGATTACTGTAAAAGGCTCAGCAAAGAGAGTTGGTAGGGATCCGTTTGGTGAAGTCGTGGCGTTCTATGACAACAATTGGCATGTTATCTCCGGCCGCCGTGGAACATATTCAACAAACTACAAGCCAGTAGAAATGCTCCCCGAATTTGCAGACAAGCTGCTGGAGAAATTTTTATGATTTTCAAAAAGCCTCCATATAGATGGGAAAGAGTCAGAAAGATATATACTGATCAAAAACAGCTTAGAGAGACTCTGGAAGAAAAGAAGCTCAGTAAGATATTTAGAAAATACTGGGCTGACTCCTTTGGCTTGATGTACTTGTTTGATCCGAAGTATCTTCCAGAAGCATGGTATGGGCCTCCGGTAATTTTCAATTCCTGTAATGCAATTGTTCACAAGGACACTTACGACAAGGAGCTTCTTCTCCAGGTATACGAGCGGGAGAAGAAGCGCTTAGAGAAAGCCCCCAACGTCACAATCAGTAATATAGGCATGGGGTGGCTCAGAAAGTGTTCAGTCTCTCCTGGTTTTGCTCAAAGTATTAGGTCTCGCTATGGGTTGCGCGAAGGGAGTCACAAGGATTCAATGGTTATTTATGACGGACTTGTTTGGGTTTTCTCGCTAGAAGTCTCTGGTAGTAGCATTCCAGCGGTTGCTATCAATTGGGAAGGCGATATTGTTGACCCTGGAAGGTGTGCCTTTGAGTATCCGGACCATAGACTGAAGTTCCACGGTTTATATATGCCGTATAACCTTTTGACTTGGGCTCTAGGGCCTGGGACTGAAGGTTATTCTATTGACTTGCCAAGAAAGCTCTTGAGTTTTGGAAAGGCTATGAAGACAATTAGAGAAATTGGAAACGCAAAGCGTGTCGGAAGGGATTCGCGGGGGGAGATTGTTGTTTTATTCCAAGATCATTGGCTTGTGGTGTCTGGTCGAGGCAGCTTCTACTCCGATAAACCAGTAGAAATGCTCCCAGAGTTTGCTGACAAGCTGCTGAAGAAAGTTCTATGAGGTTTCTTACAGCAAACCCACTTGCGTCCTCTCTAGAAGGAAGGCGCTTTGTTGGAAAGAATCTTTGGAGCCTTCCTGATACACCAAGAACTAGGCGACTTCTCGGCATGTCTCCCTTTGTCCAGGACACAAAGGAAGCTCCGGAGACTTGCGGAAGTAGAGTTCTTATGCCGCATCAAAGGGAAGGCGTAGCGAGACTTCTAGCGCTTCCCTATGCTCTTCTAGCTGACCCGCCTGGCTATGGAAAAACACTTCAGGCGATTGTCTGGGCAAAATATCAGGGCATGCCAACAGTTGTCGTGACGATGAAGTCTCTGATTCCACAATGGAAAGACGAGATTCTGTTAGCTGATCCTGGAACAATTACGGAGATCCTTCCTGGGGGAGTAGTAAAAGTAGTAGGCTATGGAGACCGTCAGTGGGTTCTCACGACCTACGAGCGCGTGCAGTACGTTCGTATGGAAGGCGAGTTTGCGATCATTTGTGACGAAGTAACTCAGGTGAAGAATCCTAAGGCGCGTCGCAGTAAGTTGACATACGATTTGGCTAGGAAAGCTTCTAGGGTGCTTCTCTTGAGCGGAACACCAATGGTCAACAGGCCCTTGGATTTGTGGCCGATCTTCTATCTCTGTCGCCAGCGTGAGAAGTACGAGTATTGGTCTTGGGTTTTGAGATACTGTGATGCGACAAAAACTCCATGGGGATGGGATCTTTCAGGAGCCTCGAATCTTGACGAATTGGGAGAAGAATTGTCGGCTTTTTCTGTGTCAAGACCAAAGGGAAGTGTCAAAATTCCAGACATCTTGCGTCGTACTATCACATTGGACATTCCCATCGAGGTTCCAACTGGGCTTTTCACTGTTCCTTTGCGGTCGGCTGCGGGGCTTGACTTGATACAGCGCCTCCGGCTATCTTGCGCGAAAGGCAAAGTCGAGTTTGTTGTTGACTGGATCAAAGAAAAGCTCCAGGTTTCCCAGGCCAAGATTGTCATTGGCTCCAATTTCATAGAGCCTCTTCAGAAGATTGTCAAAGGAGTCGGTGGCGATCTTCTCATTGGAGAGTGCTCATCGGAAGAGCGCCGGCAAATCATTGAGCGGTTCAAGACTTCAGGCTCAGTTCTGGCAATGACCATTCAAACTGGGGGCATGGGGCTCAATCTCCAAGAAACAACGCACGCTATTTTGCTAGACTTGCCATGGTCTCCCAAAGATGTTGAGCAGTGGGAGCATCGGTTTGCACGGCTCGGGGCTGACCACCCTGTGGAAGTCATAACAGTTCTTTCTGGTGAACCAATCGAGAAAATGATGTGGCAGGCTTTGAATAACAAACAAGAAATCATCGAAGGAGTTCAGGCATATGTGGCTCGCGTGCCCGAGGTGCTCGCTCAACCTGGATGAGTATGTCCCAGACAAAGATGTATTTTTTGCTTGTCCTTATTGCGATGCCAAACTTGTTGTTCGTGAGATCCTAGATGACAAGGGCCAGCTTCTCAATCTACTGGTCGAGGAAGTGAACGATGCACTTCACTGAGTACGCAACGCTGGAAGCTTGCCCGAGGAAGTATCAATACATTTACGAACTTGGGCTCAAGCCTCCAGAGCGTCCAGCTATCGAGGAGGGCATTGCTTTTCATGCGATGATGGAGAAGATTGGTCAGTGTCAAATGCGTGGAGAGCACTTGGATTGGGAATCTTTCACGGAAGTCAATCCAGTTCTCAAAGAAGCTGCTCAGCTTTGGCTTGCAGAACGAACTGATTGGCGTTGGCTTTTCACTGAATTGTCGCTCAAAACGCAAATCTTCAAGACACTCTTAGAAGGCCGTGTAGATGCTATCGTAGAACGGCCAGATGGTCTTTGGGTGGTAGACTACAAGACTGTTTCTCGACTGGACGCTTCCTGGGCTCATGTAGCTGATGTTCACTTGCAGTTTCAGATTTACTTGGAGCTTGCAAACTCAGTCCAGAACAGTCCTGAGATTCTTGAAGCACTCGACAATCGTCCCATCAAGGGCTTGCTCATGGAAGTCTTTCATCGCAGGAACGGATCTTTCTATGAGTTAGAGATTCTAACGTCAGACCTCAAGCGGAATGAAATGCTTTGTGACATTCAGTCTTCCATTGAAGCGAGAGAGCGTTATCAGGAACAGGGCTACTGGCCAAAGCGAACGACATCGTGTAATATGTTTGGGGGTTGTGAATTCCTCTCGTTGTGCGGTGCAAAGACCTTGCTGGATCGGACATTGATTTTCGAGAGTATGAAACTGGAGAGTGAAAATGTTGATGCTAAATGAGATTCCTTGGGATACGCAGAGGCGACATGTCTTGCTCCTTGGCGAAAGTGGCTCTGGTAAAACGACGTTTGCCGGGACGTTTCCCAAACCGTTCATTGCTGATTTTGAACTCAAGGCGAAGGAAACCCTGGCTGGCAAGGATGTTGGTGTCAAGGAATACGAGAAGTGGGCGTCTTTCTGGTCAGATCTTCAGGCTATTGGCAAAGAAGCGAAGCCAGGTCAATTTACACTGGAAGGACACACATTCGAGTCACTCATCATAGACTCGATTTCCTTTGCTGGCGATATTATGGTTCGGGACTTTGCCAAACCTCAACTTACGATTGCAGATTGGGGCCTGATTGCCAAGCGAACTGAAGAGTTTCTGTTATTCATTCGCGGTTTGCCTTTTCATGTCATGGTGACGTGTCATCTGACAATGGAACAATCGGAAACTGAGGGTCTTGTGTGGCTTCCGATGATGCCTGGAAAGAAAATGCCACACAAGATTGCAGCCTATTTCAACGATGTTTGGGCGATGTCGTTTGTAGTGGACAACAAAGAAAGGAGGCATGTCGTACTTACAGAGAAAACACCGAGGTTTCGCCTGCTCAAGAACACTGCACGGGGTCAGTGGCAGGCTGAGGAGACCCCAAACTTCGTTTCGATGCTGAACAAACTTACAGGAGACAAGAAATGACGAACATGACTGAAGCTTCCGGCATTCTGTGGGACGATCTCAAGGACGCTGCGCCGACGATTCCAGAGGGTGAGTACACGATGAGAGTCGTTGATGCAGAAGAGCGTGAGACTCGTGAGGGCGGTGGCCGTTATATCAATTATCGAGCGACCGTCATCGAGGGCCCACACAGTGGAAAGAGCGTTTTTGGGATTTGGGTCTTGAGGCCTGCGCAAGGGAAGGAAGATACCACATACTTCACCAAGCGTGATCTTCGAGCACTTGGATTCCGTGAGCGCGTTGTGAGTGCGTCAACAGTCATTGGGCTTGCGGGTGTGGCTTATGTCAGTGAAGGCCCGAAGCGCAATGCCGATGGCTCGTTTGACGATGAGGTTCGGGAAAATCGTATCAAGAAGTGGATTGCACCATTCTAAACCTAAGAAAGGAGACCTGCTGAGGTAGAGGGTTTAGGGAAAGGAAAATGGACGGGGGTAGCTCTTGAGCTACCCCCAGACCCTTCGAGGCTTTTATGCTGACGTTCGAGGAGTTCAGGATGGGATTCTACGAGTATAGCGCTATGAGATTCGAAGAGTTCTGCAAAACGGTTCCTCAGTTCAAGTTCTCGGAAGATGCCTTGTGGATTCTTTACGAGAGACTCGGTCCAAACCCTCCGAAGGATTGGTGGAGAAACTACTTAGAGTGCGAACAAGTAACTTCAGAAGATCGTATCATTGCGGAGGTTCCAGGTGGATACCTCATCGAACTCTGACATTCCAGTCACTGTCCAACAGCGTGTAGATGGTTTAGTCGCAAAGTATTATCGGAATCCAGATCCCAAAACGATCGAGCGAATCAGGCAACTGACTCTGTACGGTTGGTGGAAAGATTTAGATCGTAGAGAACAACATCAAGCCGCGAGTACCTGGATCAAGTGGTGGGGATTGGATGTGCTCCAAATTGTAGACCCAGAATATTATGAAACTAGAAGATCTCCTAAACATCGAACTGGAAGACCTGCAAGATCTAAGGCTTAGCTTGTGGGATTCAGTAATGGAGGCTGACGAAGAGGAACGCTATGAATTGGCTGAAACGATAGGCAAAGTCCTGGACGCTATTATGATCAAAGAAAAAGTGAATCAGCTTTTCTTAGAGCTATGAACTCCTGCCCTCAAGAAATCAATCCTGGGGCAAAGTGGCTCATTGTGGGTGAGGCTCCTGGTGTTCAGGAAGTCGCACTCCAGAAGCCGTTTGTGGGGAAGTCTGGGGAACTGCTCATGCGTGGGCTCAAAGCAGTCGGTCTCAGGCGTGAGCAGTTTCACATTCTCAATGTTGTGACAGAAAGACCACCAGGAAACGATATAGATCGTATCTCAAAAGCTCGACTTCAACAAGGAAGAGAAGAGCTTTTGGAGTCTATTTGTAAACTCAAGCCAGAAGCTATCCTCGTGCTTGGAAGGACCGGCTTGTGGGCTCTAACTAGCTATACTGAAATCGGAAATCGCCGCGGGAGTATTCATCAGTGTCAGGATATTCAAATGATCCCGACATACCATCCCGCTGCGGTTTTGAGAGAGCCTTCTCTAGCAGCACTTTTCCTCGCTGATCTACACAAGTTCTCTGAAATGGCTCAGGGAAAACTCCCAAATCCTCCTGTCAGAGATTTGGTGATCGAGCCCTCTGAAGAAGACTTCCAAAAGCTTCTTGAAGCCGAAGTTCTAGCATGCGATATCGAGGCAAACAATCATGAACTGGCTTGCGTTGGATTTGCCCCGACGCCATTTTACGCTGTCTGTTTGCCTGCCTCGAAACTCGATTGGATTCGGGTCCTTTTAGAAAAGCCAAGTACGAAGATTTTCCACAACGGCTCGTATGACATTGCCTTCTTGAGACATCGCTGTGGGTTGACTGTCAATGGTCCTTTCGAGGACACCATGCTTCAACACCAAGCTTTGCGCCCTGAATTGCCAAGAGACCTCGGGACGTTGACAAGTCTCTATACACTGGAACCGTATTACAAGGACTGGCTTGGGAAGTGGAAGACCCCAGAAGACTTTCGTAGGAATTATCTCTACAACGCCAAAGACTGCGCAGTCACAAGAGAGCTTTGGGATGTGTTCAACAAGATGCTCACAGAGAACAAGCTTCAGAAAGTCTATCGAAGAAAGCTTGCAGTTCTCGATGTGAGTATTCAAATGAGCTGTCGCGGGCTTCTAGTTGATCGTGCAGCAGCCAAGGCTCTCAAGGATACTGTCAAGAAGGAATGGGACGAAGCTCAACAGTCGCTCAACACTAGAGTTGGTAAGCCGATCAATGTGTATTCACCAGCTCAAGTGCGAGAAGCCCTTCTGAGCCTGGGTTTTCCTGTGAACTCAACCTCAGAAAAGGCGATCTTTGGTCTCTGGTCAAAGATTCCCGATGAAAACACCAGAGCTATTATCAATGACCTCTTTCGAGTTCGCAGGGCGAGAAAGCTGATCTCCTCATATCTCGGCGATGATGGCTGTAAGTCGCTCAGTCCAGACAGTCGTATTCGTACAAACTACAATCCAGCAGGCACAGAAACAGGCCGCTGGAGTGCTTCTAGGTTCTTGATTGTCGAGGGGATCAATCTCCAAACGATGTCTCCACAATTCAAGCAGATCATTGTCGCAGATCCAGGAACGATGCTTTGGTCCGCCGACTATTCACAGATCGAAGCTCGAATTGTTGCTGCCCTTGCCCGAGAAGAAGCCCAGCTTGAGATTTTCCGTTCGGGTGGAGACATCCATAAATTCAACGCTTCCATTGTTTTCAAAAAGCCAATGGAAGATGTCACGGAAGACGAGCGCTACATTGCCAAGCAGGTGGTTCATCTGACAAACTATGGTGGTTCTCCAGCTGTCGCAATGGAAACAGCCAATAAACGTGCTGCTCAACTTGGACTTCGCCTGTTGTCTCTGAACGAAGTCAAGCTGTTTCAACGCGCGTATCTAGAGTCGTTCCCGAGTATTCCCAAGTGGCAGAATGAAACTTGGGAGACACTCAAGAAGACACGTAAGCTGGTCAACCCGTTTGGCCGCGTGCGCGAGTTTTTTGGCCCTCTGGATGATACACACACGAAGAAGGAGGCTTTGGCGTATGTGCCTCAAAGTACCGTAGCCGACCTTGTAGACGAAGTGATTGTAGAACTTTCAAAAGACCCGGAAATAACTTTGGCGATCCAGACTCATGATGCTGTCGGTGGTTGGGGGCCAAAGGAAACAGTCGAGAGATGGTCCAAGCGGATTCTTCATATCATGAGCCGACCTATTCCAGGGCTCAATCTTGTCGTCCCAGTGGAGTTGAAAGTTGGAGAACGCCTGTCCGAAATGAAGAAGATATGCTAACGAAGGAAAAGATTCAGAAGTTCATCGAATGTTTCAAGAAATACCGTAGGAAGCGCCACTGTTACCGCATGGCTAGACTGCACCGCTGGGAACAGTTCGAGCTTTTGCAACTCTTTCCAGAGCTTCACAAGGTTCCCAAAACTGGAGGTAAGCTCCCGAAATACAACTGGCGAGAACTCAAGGACGTGCTAGAATTGAGCATGCCTATTAAGCAGCTTGCAATCAAATATGGCGTAGCTCCAGCAACGATTTGGGGCTGGCGCGTGAAAGCGATCAAGGAAGGTCTTGCAACACCTAAGATTATCTCGAAGCGGCAAAGGCCCCCAAAATAATCCCAAGCGCAAGATATGGCCAGGGGCTCTTCTTTGACTTTCGCTCTTTGAGGAGTGACTGCTGAAGCTCCTTGACAGATTTCTCTAACGAGTCGCTCTGAGCTTTCTGAATCGTGTCACTTGTTTGATTGAGCGAGTCTAGTGTCTGCAACAGTTGGGACTTGATCTCGCACGCGTGCAGTAAGCTGGCACAGGTTGTATCTGGCGGCGGGGGGAGTTCTTTGATTTGAACTCTCACTCGCTGCTTTTGTTTTCTCAAGTTCTGAATGACAACAGAAACTGAGTCGGCAAACCGCTGTGAAGTCATTGTCTGCTGTTGAATTACCTTCTTCTGTTGACAACCCCAGAAGAAGAGGACAAGCATAGCGACGAGATAGGCAAAGCGCTCGAACGTTTTCATAGTTTGTCTCGGATAAGTTGGACATCGAGGACTGGAATAGGACCGGAGCCTTTGGGATCGTGCTTCCTGCCTCTAGGCCAAGCCTCTTCAAAATGCCCTCGAATTCTCCATGTCTCTTGAAGCGGCCAGCCCTCTTTGAGAAAACACCAGCGGCAAAGCTCTAAGACTTTGGCGATTTGAGCCTGCGTAGCTCGATCTCCGTCCGTGGCTGCGATGGCAATCCCATAGAATGCTGAATTGGCATCTTTGTAGGTCAATTGTGGGATAGAGGGAAGACAGACGCCAGCATGCCAGGCTCTCTTTGACGGAGGAGCAATAAGCACAGAATGCCCGTCATCGAGAATCAGCCAATGGTAACTTACTCGGCACCTTGGGTCTTTGGTAAGCCACGCTACAGCTCCAGCATCAGAGCGAGATCCGTCATAATGAAGCAAAACGCCCTGACGAGGTTCTCTCAAGTCATTCCAGTTACCGTTCATCGTCTACGAGAGAGGGCTCAGGAAGTTTGTTCTGAATGGCTTTGTAAAACATCCTAGGCCCAAACATAGCGGCGAGGAAGAATAGCGTAGTCCAAGGCGAGGGCCATTCTGGCACTGTGACGAGTTTCCACCCAAAGAGGAACGTTACGACCCACCCGACAAGCTTTCCGTGATCCGGCTCACCGAGTCTATCCAAAGCATCTAAGGGCCAAAGAATATATCGAATAAGTGTTTTCATGGCGTTTGCTTGATAGCTTGATAGCGTTGAGCAAGTTTTTGAAGTCGGTTTGCGTGAACTTGCATTTGCGTTCTGATCAAATCAAGTCTCCGTTCTCGCTCCTCAGGCTCTAGGTTGGGCTCAGCTTGCTTGGACGCAACTCTGCGATAACGACTCTTGAGGTCTTCGATGGTAGCTTTCTCACTTTGAATTCTTGTGAGAAGTTTGTGAGCAAACGAACGAAGCGGCAAAGGCTCGTGGCTCTGAATCCCAAGCTGACTGGGAATGTCAAGGAAGAACTTTTTCGTGCTCGACAGTGGTGCTCCCTCCTCGATATCCTTGAAAGGATGCTCGAATCCAGGAACAGCAGTCCCTAGAACTCTTGGAATTCTGGAAAGTTCTGTGGGAATCTTTTGCGCGTGAAGCACAGAGGGAAAGTCCTTGATGCCAGCAGCAGCCATGGGCATATGGAAATACGGAGAAAGCTGACGATAACCGAACTCGATAGCTGGCGCGAATGGAACAGTCCCTTCGCCAGTGAATTCGTCGGCAGCCATCTTCGTGAACTCGTCTAGAGAAATCCTACCATCCGAAAGTGCCTTGACGGCTGGGAGCAGCGCCTCGGCACCCGTCGCCTCCAGAAAGTCCGTGAGCCCGTCAGCGATAGAAATCGTAACATACTTGCCATTCTTGTCTTTCATCGGCTTGAGTTCGCCAGTCTCTTTGTATGCCTTGATGTCTGGCAGGAGCACAAAGCGTCGTCCGTGCATGTACGTCGGAAGCGATTCGGAAGCTTTTGTGAACTCAGCATTCTGATTGTTCCAAATCCAGAGTCCGGTGAGACCTGTGGCAAGTAGCGCAGCACCAGTGAGCATAGCTTCATCAGAGCTTGTGGCACTTCCTCGAACGAGGTTTTTGATGCTCCGGCCCAAGGCAACTGGATAGTCTCGTCCCCAGAAGAGGAGATTGCCCTTGAGCCAAGCATAGAAGAACGCGACACTGTTTCTGATGATATCTTCTTCTGGCGTAAAATCTCCATAGTCAATTCCAGCACGCCGAGCAATAGCCGCAGCAGCCGCCATGTGACCTTCTTGTTCGAGCAGACCTTTGATGTATTCAGAGTCTACAGCACCGACAAGAAGATCTCCAGGCTTGCGACGAGCATTGAGCAGGAAGACATACATACGACTGATGTCTTCGCGCATCTGTGCCGGAAAAGGACCGAGCCACTTGAGAACTTGCTTGGCGTTCTCGAAGCGCAACGGAGCTGGATTTTCTAGGAGGCGTTGGAATTGAGGAGTTGCCCAATATTGTTTTGCCTCGACAGCCAACCGACCCGAAGAGAGTACACCACGTCGCTGAGCATATCGCCACTCAGGAGAAAGCTTTCCGAGTCGCGCTTGAATCACATGCTCAGCAGCCTCATTCCATAAGTCACCATTGAGCATATGATGACCAAACTGCATGGTGTATCGGACCAGGTCGCCACCAAGGTTCGTGATGTTATATCGAACTGGTTTGAGGTGGATCGCAATGGTCTTCCACCAACGACTGAACTTATTGACACCAGCAATGAGAGGGTGATCTGCTTCTTGCTGGAGCATAAGCTTTAGCTCGTGGGCGACCTCATTAGGAATGACAACGAACTTTCCTTTGGTTGGATCCACGTCGTTGATGAGCTCTCTCGGGACAGTAGATTCACGCAAGTATGGAAGTCTGTCGAGAAGCTCCTGAAGAGGCACATGAAGCTTTTGGGCCATCTCATCCACAGGCGCCAAGTCAGTGAGTGTCTCAAAAAGTCGCTCGGCAAAAGAAGATCCACGAGTGCGAGTGATTCCTGAATCCAAGCCGTAAAGCGTCCAACCTTGTGGAATCACCCGGTGTTCCTTGTAAGCCTGGAGAACTTCTTCAGGAACTGCTCCAGGCCGCATGGTAATATGCTCTCGCTTGGCAATCGAGTTGACCAGATCGTGCTTGGCAAACATCTCCAAGTGCGTCTGGACATAATTCCCCATGACCGTAATGATATCTCGGCTGTGGAAGCGTCCCGTTCCGAGTCGAGTCTTGAGCGATGGAGAAAGCCGTCGAGAAAGTCCAACGCCACGCGGAAGGTTCTTGAGATGTTCAGCGTCGAGATAATCTAGGACATAGTGATGGAAATAGTGTTGCCGATGTTCTGCCGGGAGTAACCCTCGGTTGACCAACTCATCGCCAATGAAGTCAACGAGCTTCCGGAAGTCTCTGTAGGTTTCCTCGATGTGCGGATACTGAGCAATGACAGTCTGAAGACGCTGAAGCTCTTCGACAGCTTTCTCAGGAGTCGAACCAAGCTCTGTATAGACTTCTCTCGGAATGCCACGCAGTTGTTCTCGAATAGCGTCATACTCTCGGCTGATAGCTTCGAGCTGTTGTGGGTCTTTGGTATTCGCCCCTTGCCTGACAAGCTCATCGAGCCGCTTCTCCAGCTGTTCTTTGACTGGAGCGAGTTTACGAGCCTGTTCATTCCTGACAAACGTTTCGACCTCGTCAAGCTGAGCAACATATCTCCCGAAGATACCATAGTCTTCGGGGCCTTTGAGCCTTCCGAGAATGTTTTTGAGCAAAGCAAAAGCTTGCTCCTGGCTATTTCGACGAATATTCGCAGCCAGTCGCCGGTCCTCGATAGTTCCAGCGTAGTATCGAGTGCCCTTCTTTTTGAGCTCGGCTTGTGTGATGAAGGCTTTTCGCGCGCGGTCTCGAACCCGGGCTAAAGCTTCCTCAAAAGAAAATTTCGGGATCGGCCCCTTTGTGAGCTGATGACGTGTTTCGATGTACTCGTCAGGGCTCTTGTATGGGGCTACTTCTCCTTGGAACCTTTGCGGCTCTTGGGTAAGGATCGGCTCGATTTCCTCTGCCGCTTTGTGAAAGGGCGGGCCTCAGTGGGTCCACCTCCCTCAGCTAGAGCCTTTTCTGCTTCAGCTAATTGCTTTTTAGAAAGTTTTGGTGTAACAACAAGCTTTCGTTCGGCTCCTTCTGGAGTAGCAACTTCTTCAGCTGCAACCTTCAAAGCTTTCTTTGCACCTGGTTTCTTTGGAATGACCTCTAGCTGTACTTTGGATTGCTTAGGGGCCTGTGCTGTGAGTCCAAGGTCTTCGGGAGTTGGATACTTTTCCTGAAATAGAGTCCCAAGATCTTCAGGAGTAGCAAGATCTGGCTTTCCTTGCAAATCTGGCAGATACTTCCCCAATTTCCTGGCTGCTGCGCCTGAAAGAGCAGCCAAAGCCGTGCTGCCTACAATGTCGGCTGCAGGGTATGAAATAGCTCCAGATGGCCCCTCAGAAGCGTAGCCAAGGAGAGCGTCTACGGGTACAAATGGAAAGGCTCGCCCAGCTCCTGTGTAAATCGCTTTTGAGATGGGGCTTTTGACTGCCTCGCCCATCTTGATGAGCTTGTTTCCGTATCTACCAGCCCACTGGAGCCCTGGAAGCTTGCCGAGAACTGGTCCACCAACATAAGCTGTGGCACCCTCATAAGCGACTCGACCAAGTAACTTTCCGACAGGACTCTCTGGTTTTTCTTTCGCTTCCTCTTCCCAGAGAGCTTCCCGCTGTTTTGCGCCTTTCGGGCTTACAAGTCCAGCTAAATCGTTGATTCCCTCAGCAGCACCTCTCTGGAAGCCGCGACCAAGCTTTTCCATGGGTGAAGCTTCCTGCGCTTTGGCCTGTTGAGCTTCGCTTTCGACTTCCTCTTGGACAAGCTTTGCCGCGACACGGAAGACATCATCTTGAAAAATTTCTCGTCCTTCTTTCTTGAGCTGTTCAGCTGCGCTTCGGAACTCTGGGTCATTCATGAGTTCCTGAGCTTTTCGCTGAACACGTTCGTGAAAGCTTGGATTGGGAAATGGTACAGTCATAGTTATCGCTGCCTTAGATATTTGTAATACAAAGAGTACTTGGAACTGTCAGAGATTGGAGGCTGATTGGAACTGCCATGAAACTCACTAGACGTTGAACCTGGAGACTGCTTTAGGTACTCGTAATATTTGTTCGATGTTGGCGTCATAGACTGATCGGCAGGAGCCCGTTGAATGTCTGGCGACGTTTTATAACGGCTTCTAAAAAGTTCATCTTCAGATTCACCAAGCAAGTCCAAAGCACCGACCATTTTGAGATATTCACGACGAGCTTGCTTTGCGCTTTCTTCGGCCATCGCGATAATCTTGTCAGCGGGGAGGTTTTCTTTTTCGAAGTATGGATTGAGAAGCGTCTTACCAATGAAATCATTCTTGGCATCGAGAAAGACTTTCATCGCTTCGTTGGCAATCTTGATTCGACGTTCCTCGGGGGTCAGTCTTACCTGAGCACTCGATACTTCCATTTCTCTTGGTGTCGGTGGAAGTGTCACATAATGCTGTCCAAAGGAAACTGGCTGGAGCGTCTTCCTGGACTTTGCCAATGCAAGAGCAAGCTCTTCTGGAGAGGGCGGAGTAAGAGTCTGAAGCTCTTGCCAGGATGAGGGGTGCGGGCCAGCATAGGTGTATCCAGCTGCCTGAGCTCTATTGAGAAAATTGGCAAATGCAGCAGCAACGGCTTGCTTTTCTGCGCTCGAAAGGTTCTGCTGATCTAGCTTTTGTTGCTCTTCAGCCCGTCGTCGCTCTTGCTCCAAGCGACCAACCTCTAGTGCTAACTGAGCCTGCGTCGTGCCGAGCCTGTCGTAGCGCTCCTGTTCACGAAGCTTTTTCTCTTCTTCGCGCTCCTTATCAGCCTGCTTATAGGCAAAGTACTGCTGACCACCTTGGCCCAAAGCAGCGAGAAGCGCAGCAAGTGTTCTATTGGGCATAACCACCTAGGAGGTTGAGGATCAACTGAAGCCAATCTTGGTCATACGTCCGATTCAACATAGCTGTCTGAAGTTGATGCTGGAACTGATTCTCGCCAAATCCCATTGCAGCAGCCAAAGCGTTTTGTACGTCATTGGCATAGGCTTGTGCTTGCTGCTGAAGGAGGTTGGCTTGGAACTCCTTCTGTTGTCTTGCAAGTTCAGCTTCTAGATCACCATAGCGAGATGTGTAGATAGTACTATCGAGAACTCCGCGACGAAGCATTTCATCTTGTAGTCTGCGTCTTGCATCAGCTGCCTCTTGAGCTTGCCGAGCCTCAAAAGCATCCAACTGAGCTTGAATCACTGGCTGCATATAGGAACCAGGATTTCTCAGCTGGTTGAGAAGAAGCCGCTGAAGCTCGGTCTGAAACTCGTTTTGCCAAGTGGGCTGAGGGTTGAAGTTTGAAGCTGGCTCTGTCAATGGCCCAGGTCCGGGAATAACTGGCTGAGGAATGTAGTTAGTTGCAGGAACTGGGGGAGAAGGAGGAACTGGAATATAGCTTGTATCCTGAGGAATTGAGGAAGGAGGAATAACTGGCTGAGGAATGTAGTTAGTTGCAGGAACTGGGGGAGAAGGCAATATGTCCGGAACCGAAGAAGCTGGAATGCCTGGCTTCTGGAGAGGAATAATTGGCTGATCTGTGGGATTTGGAGAAGGTAGAAGAACAGGATTGACTGTAGATGGAGACAGTACACTTAGTATAGTGGAGCTTAGGTTTGGAGTGGGGGGTGGAAGAGCTGGCTGAGGAATGTAGTTAGTCGCAGGGATTGATGGCGGCGGAGGAGTCGGAGTATACTGAGGAGACGGGTAAGGAGTATACTGAGGAGATGGAGAAGGAGTATACTGAGGCGGAGTTGGGGTGTAAGTCGGAGAAGGATATTGAGGTGCAGGAGGCCGAGGCTTTCCTGCGTATTGAAGCTGTGCAAACGTCGGCTCGTCATCCGGATAATAAAGTGCTTTCGCCATAATTATCTCCAAGGCATCCCAGTTTGATAGGATGGCGGTTTTGGCTTTTGGCCCCACCAAGAAGGAACATTATTCGGCGGCGGTGGAGTGAGCCATGAGGGAGGCTTCTGTGAATATGTTGGCGTATATCCAGACCAACCGCTAGGAAGTTTCTCATTGTATCCCTGGAACTGCATCACGCCAGCATTCTGTTGCATAGCTTCTTGGAAAGCCTGCTGAGGAGTCTTTCCAAGGAGCGGCGATGCAGAAGAACCACCATATCCAAGCAATGACAAGACCTGCTTGATAACGGAAGGATCGAACCCGCCAGCACTAGGTGTATAATTCTGATTGGCTCGCTGGAGTGCGTTCAAATCTGTTCCACCAAGCTGGCTCTGCTCAGAAAAGTTGAAGACGTCTCTTGGCTGGAAAGCTTGCGGAGGAAGTCCAAGTCTAGCCCCGAGGAGATACTGCGCTTTGTCGAGCTGTGGGGCCATCCCAAGCGTGCGCTGAAGCTGGATAGCTCGATCAGCCTCAGTGAGCCCTTGAGTCCGGTTGAATTGCGTGTTCTGCTGAATAAGACCCAGCAGAAATTCACGCATACGCTGTCGAAGGGCTGCCCTGGCAATGTCCTTCTGAATATCGCCAGAAAGACCGGAGCCAAGAAACTCACCAAGTCCGCCAAGAAAACCACTCGCAGCTTGTCCGATTCCTGGATCAATTGGCATAAATCAAACCTTTGTCAAAATGTACCACGTTGGATCTCTATAGAGTAACTGGACAGCTCCTTTGGGAATGGCTGTCAGCGTTATGGATGCAGATCCTTCGATGTTCTTTCCAGATGGAGCAGAAATAGTCACGGTATTCAATGAACTATCCATGCGCTTGAGAAACAGAGGCATGTCCGGAGAAATTATCGTAGGAAGTGTCACAGTAACCGATCCAGCTGATGCATCAATAAGGTAAGAAAATGGATACCCTTTGAGTGTCGTAGAAGTTGTGATAGTCTGAAACCGATGGAGCACTCTACGAACGATCTCCTCAAGCTGAGCGTCAGTGTAGTTTGCTTGCATAGGATTCGAGTCGTGCGACTGCCTCAGTGAGTTTCACAGTCTGAGCTTCGACGCGGCTGAGTCTTTGGTCAATATTGTAGCCAATGAAGCTTGCCAACCCAAAGAGGATTGCGACCATGACGTTGAGTAGCCAAAGCTTGTTACCGTTTGAAGTGTCCATAATCGAAAGCCTCTAGTTCGATGCTGATAATTCGTCCCATTTGAGTTGGATTCCACTGAAGCACGAGCTGAACACTCTGGAAAGGTTCATGCCACGGAGCATCATACCGAGTCACACGATCATCGCCGGCATACGTAAGCGTTGGTAGAGAGACTGGGCTTGTCGTGAATTGACTTGACCTAAGCTGTGCTGTGACTGGGGCACTGAGTCGGTCTGTTCTTACGTGAATGAAGCGCAGAACTTTCCAAGAGTGCGGATCTCCAAAGGTAAATGGCCGCGTGACAAGTTGGGCTGTATAAGGTGTACCTCCTGTATAATCAGGATTTAGGAGGTCTTTTACATAGTTATTTTCCCACGAGTCGTAGAGGTAAGTACCTGAAGTATCGAACTCATCTAAATGAATTGGCTCGATTACGTTGCCTCTTGAGCTATTTTGTACGAAGACACAAGCACCGCGATCAGTGAACTCGAAATGACTGACTGCAAGCTCTGGATTCGTTGCAACTGTGAAACTTGTCCAAGACTTCGTTTTGAACGAATATACGTAAATAGTATCACCATTTACTAGATCTATCCACAGCTCGTCTGAATGAGGCACGTAAGCGATTCTGCCGAGGCGAGTGGATAGCATCTGATGACTAAACAGCTTATCGCGGAAATTTCTACTCAAGCCAGTTGACAAATCAGCAATGCTCTCATCTTGCCGAAGAATATAAAGTCCGGAGACAGTAGGAAAAACAATACCGTAAGGCGTTTTGCACACACCAATTGGGGTTGTCGGAATTATTTTATAGCCAATTCCAGGAGATCCAGAGACCATTGATTCGATTGTTATATCGTCTTGGGAGTAGCCGCGAATTCTAACAATCCCATCACGATGAAAAGCGTACAAAGCATTGCTCTGGTGGGCAATAGCAGAAAAGTAACCGTATTGTCGCAGCGAAGCAACACCGCCACCAGCACTCGCATTTCCTAAAGATGTTATATCATCGGGCGCAGACCAAAGAATTTCGCTGAGGCCATATCCAGGACTTTTGAGTGCCCACAGTCTTTGATTGTAAGACTCTAAGCTGAGTACACCAGTCGGAAACGGAGAGACTTGTGTTATTGTCCCACCTGTAGCTTTGATTGTGTAAACAAAGTTCCAATCTCGATGCCCAAGGATAGCGCAAGTGGATCCACCGTAGATATACTTGGATGCAAAATAAAGACTGTTGAAGCTGGTAGGAATTGTTTGTGACTGAGTTGAAAAAATTGTGTCTGTAATAGTATCATATGAAACAAAGTCATATGTAGTAGTGTTTTGCCTACGCATGAACATGTACAGTGTTGTAGTGAGCCCAATGCTGTACGGTGGGTAATAATAGTTATTTGCTACTGGAACTCCGAGGAAACGACTACCGCGACGTGTGATCAGCGTGCCATCTTCATGAGGTCTGAGATTCTTGAGAAAGGCAACACTATTCGGGGGATAGGTCGTGCCAAAGGAAGTGAGATTCTCATTGTCGTACATCCCACCTCGGAAATCTACCTGACCATCTCGAACGACTCGTTTTGTCATCCGCCCCACTCCAAAGCGCGATCAGAAAATAGAACTCGATGCGGGTTGGTTGTCTTGCGGGAAACATCAGCGAGCATATCCTGACGCCACCGCTCGGCCATCTGCTGAAACTCGAAGGCCGTATTTGTCTCAGCTCCACCAAAGCTCAGGAGCATGGCCGCTGTTTCATACCAGAGAATAGGCTCATAACCCTCAGGAAACGTTACGTCGTCTGCATCGTTCGAAAGTAAGTTGACTTTCTGCGGACGATGATTGTACCAGATACCATCATCCCCAGTCATAACTGCATTCGGTGTTGGAGGTAAAAGCTGAATCTTATTGGTTTCACCATCCAGGAGCCTATAGATGTACATCTTGCCAACACCAGATTTGAAGGGATAGTTGGCAAACTCGTCTTCTTGATAAGGTGTGTTGTTGAGAATGACAGCTATGATTCGATATGGGTAAACTGTGCTGTTACCAGTTCCAACAGATTTTCCAACAGTAAAAGCGCTATTGCTATCCAATGGGCCAGTGATCACTGAATAGCGATAATACCGATTGACGTTCAAGATGCCAGCCCACTCGCGCCAATGAACTGCGGCAAGCATTTCATTGATCAATGTGGCAGGCCATCTTGTTGAGTAGCTCGACGTATCAAGAAGCCGCCAAATCTTTTCTTGGTATTCGGCTCGGACCATATCGTCACCAAAGTTTATTTATTCGGAAAGCTCTTGGTAACACGTTTGCCAGTCTCAGTCTCGAAAAGTCCTGGATTTGCCCTGGTGACTTCCTCGGCGTATTCCAGAATTTCTTTCTTGCGCTGAGACTGATTGTATTTGTTGTACTCGTCAACGCGAAGGAGCATCTTATCTAGCTCGGCTCGATTGGCTGGAAAATACTTGATCCCATTAACAATGTATCCAAAAGCTTGATCTGGGGGGCAGTCTGCAGGAAGGTACGTCAGGATGTCGAAGGTCATGTCATCGCTGAGCTTACCTTCCTTGACAAGCTGTCTTCGAGCATCATCCTGAGCCCAGCGATAGACAACAACCCACTGAGCCGGACCTTCTGGGAGGACAAGGAGGCGAAGGGAAAGCCGAGGATCAATCTTCGCGAGTCGGTCATTGATTTCAGGACTTGGGGCAACAGGTAGCATTACGGAAACTCCCAAGGACAATATGATTTGAAGGTTTGTGCGACATTATAGAGTGTCGTTCGACCTTGATAGAGGAAATAAACCATCTGAATGAACTGCCAAAGCCTTTCACGTCGGTCGAACCCCAGTTTGACTGAAGTGTCTAGTGTCTTACAATAGGCTTCAGCTTCAAAGTTGATTCGATGTTGTGGGTCGAGGCTCAGCCACTCCACCGAAGCTTTGCAGTTTGGAAACCGCTTCATTTGCTGGATGTGAATCGCTTCGTGGGCTTTCACTTCCTCATAGAGCGGATGCTTCTCGACATTCGTTCGATACCACGTTTTTGGCTCCGGGCTCGTATCACAGTAGGTTACGGCCAGGATATATTGTGGAATCGTCGAATCTGTCGGAACCTCTTGCGCTGCCAAAGCAATCGGGAAGAGGCTGAGCCATACCCATTTCACTTGGACTTTCTCCGTTTCTTGAGTTTGCGGAGGTCAGCTTTGTGAAACTCTTCTGCAACGTCCTTTGGAGGACATTTTGGATACTTAGCCCCATGAGCACACGCGGCCATGAATCGGGCTTGCTTTGCACTCTTGCTAGGCATCGTTACTCCATGAGCAGCCACTCGACCACGAAATGCATGTCCGAGGGCTGCGTGTCAATTGCAGCAGAGTTGTTTGTGACTTCGATGAAGGCGACATCTGTGCTATCGAACCACAACTGAAATTCTGTCACCGAAGGGCTGATGGTAAAACCAGTGGCCTTCTTTGCGACGAGAGCTTCGAGGTCGAGGTCGCTAGTCAGTGTAACCGCTGCATTGTCACTGACATCCCATTTTCTGAATCGCGCCAAAATCGTGCCATCCGCGTCAACGGGGACAACAGCTGTGTGTACCCAGACACGCGAAAGCACGCAGGACCGACCAGGTGTGGGAATGTAGAACGTTGTCGTAGTGTTGGCCGTGAGCGTTCCAGCCACACGAGAGGTGACCACAGGATGGATGCCTCGCATGCGGGGGAACGCAGACGGAACACTTGGGCTTGGGGCGAAACGAACATCCATATAATCTCCTTTAGGATGTTATGATCAGACAACGTGATCGTACCGCACGGTGTCAGTGTAGCCCGTGATCATGCCATGGCAGTTACGCGCAAGACACGCCACGTTCCAATAGGCACCAAACGGCACTTCGTAAGCGTCACGCCCAGGAATGAACCGCCAAGGACCAGCCCCCTCGTACGAGAGCTTGACCCAGTCCTGCCGATCCACCCAAGCCAGAGAGGGAAGGTGAACGAGGTAAATGGTTCCAGCAGGAGTCCAATAATCCGGAACAGCCGCGAGACCGCAAACCTCGATACCCTTGAAACCACCCTTGAGCGTCTTCTCTCCCATCGTCCACTGACGCTGACCAAGGAAGCTTTCGCCGATCTTCTTAGCCAGCCCAGGAGTCGTGATCAAGAGAAACTCGTTAGGCGACAACTGAGCATTCTTCCCAGACCGATTCGCTACACGCAGAATGAGATCGTAAATGTCCATCTCATTCGGATTGAGCGAAGGCGTATCAGTTCCAGCAACCATGCGGACCGTATCCCAGCGAGAATAGGTCGAGGCACTGAGTCCATGCAGCGTCGAATAGCCACCGCCACGATTGAGCAGGTTGAGGAGCCCGTTCGGATACTGGTTGTACGAGTGGTCATTGTCGGTCGCCGGGACAACAATATCCGTCGCAGACATACCAGAAATGGCAGTGTCCAGCGTGAGCGTTGCATTGTCACCGGAGTGCGAAATCGCCGAGATCGTAGCCTTCCCGCGCTGAGTAGACCCAGTGGAGTCGAGCACGGCGATATACATACCGACATCGAGGAGCAACCCACCGCGGCCAGAACCGGAGATGCCGTAAGGCGAGTTGACAACAATCGTGGTCGTATTCGACACGGAAGCCACGACAGCCTTGATTGCACGCCCGTCACCATGAAGAATTTCTTGCTGGCCGAGGGTCGCTGCATCCATCGCTTCCTCGACGATCTTCTTCACGAGAGACACATAAGCCGCTTCCTTGGCCGCAGTGCCCTGAATTGCAAGTGCATCAATCTGCCGGTTGACATACGTCCGACGCACGGTTAGAGATGCCTGCTTTTCGACCGCGGCAGCCGTCCGAGGGAAATAACCCGTATCGGACGCGGTCATACCAACAGGTCGAGTCAGCACAACATCCCAGAAAACACCGTTCCCACCCCATTCCATCCGCTCTGGTCCACCTGGCTTGGCCTTCTTGATACTCGCCAGGAGAGGAGTCAGCATCGGAAAGAGCTGAATGCGGAAACGTTCGTAGATGTTCTTGAGAACACCTGAAATATTACTGTCTGTGATAAGTAGAGGATTATCAGGCATAGATTACTCCAAATCTTGGAAGAGCTGTTCAAACGCTTCTTTTGCGCTCTTCGGTTCAACTTTCTGTTTGGACACAGGAGACTGTCGTCCACGTGGGGCCACAGCACGAGCGAGCGACTTCTTGATCTGTGTCGTTTCGAGTTTCGACTTCATAACTTCCTTCTCGCGTTTTGAAGCTTCCAAGGTCCGTTCAGTGTGGAGCTGCTTCGCCCACGTCGAGAGGTCATGTTCGACCAAATGCTGTACGTCTTGGAGCTTCGAGAGAGGAATGCGGCCCTGCACGAGAAGCGGGGTTACGAGTTCTGTAAACCTTCCTAGCATCTCATGCTTTGTAACTGTCGGATGTTCTTTCAGAAGCTGTTCATACTGAGGGGCCAGAACATCCTTGACAAACGACGAGAGTTGCCAATCCTCGTACGCACGCTGGTAAGTCTGTCGCTCGGCTTCCCGTTCCTGTTGGAGCTTCGCGAGTTTGGCTTCCGGCGTATTGATGGACTGATACTCTCGAACGAATTCTTCGTAAAATGTTGGGTCTTCCGCGAGCATATTCAGATACTGCTCGAATCGCTGAACAGTCTGCTGATGCTGTTGCTGAAGCTGCTGATAAGCTTGAGTAACCTGAGTGTGCTCTTGCTTGATCTTTTGCGTTTCGATGTGCTTTTCGTGATTGTAATGTCCCATCTGGGCGAGCTGTACAAGCTTTTCGAGCGGGACATCGTGATACTCTTTTCCGTTGGCTTTGTACGAGAACTTGAGGTCCAGAGGAGGTTCGAGTTCTCCTTCATTGTCAAAGACTCGGAAGGGAAGCTTGGACTCCTTGACTTCCTCGGATTCTTCCTTTGAGGCTTCAGGCTCTTCCTCTTCCTTCTCTTCTGGCTCTTCCTTGGAAGCTTTGATCTCTTCCGGCTCCTCTGATTCCTCTGTTTCCTCAGCCTCAGTCTTGACTTCTTTGACAGAGACTTTCTTTGCTTCCTCTGTCTTTTTCTTACTGTCTTCTGTCTTTTCTTGGACTTCGGCTTTCTCAGGCTCTTTCTTTGCAGGTTCGTCGGAAACAAACTGCAAGAAAGCCTGATTGTCCATATCACGGAGGGCGGACTGGATGGGCTGTGCTACCTGATCGGGCATGGCTCAAATCTCATGTTGGAAGTTGATCGAATTGCCGGGCGGCTTTCATGTCGTCCGGGCGGGTGAGGTTGGCAACTGTTGAAGTCGCCACCGAAGGGTTTGTTCCTAGTAAAGGTCTTTCTTTTGGAGAAATTGGCGTTGGTTGTGATTTTCGTTGAGGCTGTGGCATTGGCATTGGAACTTGTGGCTGCTTCGTCATAGCCTGTTGTGCTAGCATCATCCAACGCTGATAAGCTGCTTGGCGAATGGGCATGGGAAGATCGTCTCGAAGAATGATTTCCCGTTCGAGGACATCCTGATGAATAGCCTCGTTGTCCATCCACAAAATGGGGAAGTCCGGAGGAACAGGCATTCCAGTTTGCTTGATAGCTTCGACAATTCTCAAAGCTCTTGCCGAGTGATCTTCGTCGGGCGAGTTGATCTGCCGCAAGTAGGCAAAGGGAAGTCTCCGACGATACTCTGGAAGCGAAATGACGCCTTCACGGTACATACTCTGAAGCAGGAACAATCTGAGCGCTCGCGGCATAGGCATGAGCGTTTCAGGATCAATCGTAATGTCCGTCACACCATCGAAATCGTCAGCAGAAACCGCAATGGCGAGGTCTGGACGATCCTCGCCAACCACAGCAAGTGTTCGAGGAATGTCATACCCCCAGGACATCCAAGCGCAAGTAATCTTGGCCCACTGAACCATGGCATCAGCCGCGGCACGAACAGGAGGAGCAAAGATTCTTTCGAGCTGCTCACGAATAGCAAGGATCGCGCGGCCTGACATGTCAGAAGCGAAGGATCCACGGCTTGCATCATTCCAGCCTGAAAGCATCTCAAAGGCTCGAATCTCTCGATCCATAAGCTCTTTGGCGTCCGGCGCGAGCGAGAAGCCATCTACAACACGAACCAACTGACTCAGCTCGCCAAGCCCACGGACTTCGATGACATCGAGCGTGCCGCCAGTCAGAGTTTCAGGAACGATGGCATGCTGCTTTGCCAACAGTCGAGAACCAGCATTTCGACGAATGCTCTCGATCCAGCGGGAAAGAAGGCTGTTGATCCGCATCTGCTGATCAATCCACCCCTCCATGATTGGCCTAGGGAAGAACGCTGGATCGGTGCTCCCATCTCGCATCCAGAAGACCGGGACAACACCAATGAGAAGTGGACCGAGAAAGATGACCTTTTTCCCAACAACGATCAGTGTCAAGCCTCTCGGGAGTGCGTCGCTTGGCTCGCAATAGACTGTCGTGCGATTGACTAGAGTCTGATCCTTGTACAGCTCTTCGTCGCCAGGTTCGAGCATTCCAAGCCTGGCATACGAGCGTTGGTGGACCTCGCGCTGTGTTTCACTCGGAGAATCTGCAACTTCGTCTCCGTACATGAGGACAGCTTCGCCAAGTGGAATGGATTCTCGAATGACCCAATACCATGGAGGGTCGGACATGGTTGCATTGGGACTGACACGAACCTGTTCGACTCTCCTCACACAGCAGCGAATATCTCCGAGTTTCATCCGCCGCCCGATATCGAATTCGTGCCAAGGGCCTCGGTCGGGATCCCAATACAGCTCGGCAAAGCAAATCCCATCGGTCCCAGCCCAATACGCCATCTCAGCTCGAATTGATTCCATGTTTTGCTGATCGTATTGGTATTCGAGAGCGGCTTGAACGGCTTCAGCTCGCTTGCGTCGCTCAGAACTCATATTTTCCGGGCGCACACGAAAACCAGGACGATTTTCAGCGATGATCTGACAGCGCTGATCGAGAGCTGGACCAATCACATTGAAGACAGCTCGCGCAGTATCTTTGGGCTTTGGAGGCTCACGCCAAGGACCAAATCCTGTAGCGCTAATCCACTGAATCCCTTTGCGAATTAGACGGTTTCGTTCGACCAAATGCAGCCGAGAGCGGACGCCAGACTCGTGTTTTTGCCAAAGCTGATCCGCCCAGCGAACCCAGTCATCGTCGTCAGCTGACTCGTTCGCTAGGGGGAACCCAGCTCCGTACATCGCTTCAAGTGCTGCTCGGTGCTCTGGTTCGTTGCTGAATGGCAGCTCGAACTCGATCCCAGTCATGGTATTGGTCATACAGTTCGTACATGAGCCGGATCATATCTTCCCGAGCCCAAGATTCTCGCTCGTTGAAGGCATGTTCCAAAAGGGCAGCTGGCGGCGGTTCGAGAGGAGTTGTCGGGCGTTTTTGCTGAAGCCACAGATCAACCCAGCGTCGAATGTCCCACCACCAAAGCAAAGCAACGAGAACCCACAAAAACGTCATGCAGAGGCCACAAAGCCAGCGAGGACAATGTGTGAAGTCACTCCAGCACCAGCTGCAGGAACCGTAAGCACAGCATTATTTCCTGGAGTGATCTTGAGAGGATGCAGCCCAAAATTGACGACCAAAGGGCTCTGCGCTGCTGCGGGAAGCTGCCAACCAAACTTTCTAGTCGCTCCATCTTTGAGTTCTGCGAGCAAACTCGTCGCTGGCGCCGCAGAGAAGGAAATGCTCACCTGCGTGATGTAGAGTGTATAGCGCTGATCAGCAGGAGCATTGATAGTGGCAGTTGCCGTTGCGTTCGTTGCTGTGGCCTCTGCCAAAGCGTCCATAGAAGCTGTGAGATGTCGTTCGATCATAGATCACCAGAAAGGCCGAGTAGAAAGTAGAGTAAGCCCATCACCGCCACCAACAATATTGCCTTGCAAAAGCATCCAGCCGAAATCAGAGACACCATCAGTTTGCGTCATTCGAAATATTGCTTGTGTCTGAGTAATCGCTGTTTTCTGCATCGTAGCCTGAAGTGTACCACCAGAAGAAATACGCATGAAGCAATTCGAGTGATTCAGTCCACGACGAATGTTTGTTGTATCGGCGTTGTGTTGATCGAAGAAGAACTGAGCGTGCTGAGCTGACGCGAAGGCTCCACAAGAGAGAATTGAATTGTCTTGAGTAGTGTCATTTGCAGACTGCGAAGAAGTTCCAGAAACAACCAAACCTCCGCTTGTCTGAAACCCTGGCGTGAGAATCAGGTCTGTTACTGTATCAGTCGGCGTGGAAAATGTGAGCGTGTTCCAAGAGCCACCCTTGATTGCAAGATAATATACTAGAAAAGCGTTGTTGATTTGTTCAACAAAATTGAGGCGAAATCCATTGGCAATCCAAGAACTCTGAACACGAGTCTCAACACCGGTAGCATTAGGATGAGCTAGACTCTCACCCGAAAAGACATAGCGCTTCGTGACAGCAAACCCTTGAGCATCCTGACTAAAAGCACTCCAGCAAGCTTGGTTGGAGCTACCTGTCATTGTGCCAACAGAAAGTTGCAAGCTTGCTCCAGTTGAATTATCTGTTGGTCTGCTAGCGCTCAATAGGACAAGAGCACCGTTGCCATCAGTGACTGTAAAGCCTGTCGTAACATCAACATTTCCAGGAGCTATGGGTGCGGTTGCTGTACCAATCCCAATGTTGGTAATCTCGCCTCCACCGACAAGCAGTGCTGTGACTCGATAATTGGCATTGAACTGGACTACCATTGTCAGCGTGATGTCGGTAGCATCAAATGTGGCTGAGGCTCGACCGACAATAGAAGTTACACCACCAGAGCGACTGAGAGCGCAAATACAACCATCACTAAAACCTGCTCTAGCCGCCGCTGAAGTTACACGGCCATCTCCTGAATAACCAGCGACGACGCGATTAGCAGATCCACTTGAGAATCCAAACGAGAAAACGGCATTTCCAGCCTCAACAACATCTACCGCGCTCGTCGGTCCAGACATCCAAAACAAGATGACCTGTGGTGTAAAGCTCGCTCCGTGGGCAATGACTTGAGTTTGCCCAGCGGTCTTAGTCGAGTCAATATTGAACGAGACAACGTGAATCATGGAACCGACTTGAATCGAATATGATCTATGTAGCAATACAGGTTGTACGGAGGGCTATTAGTTCCACCACCATATGTCGGGTTGAGCTTGAATGCGTTGAACCTAGCATTTGAAGGAGTTCCAGGCCCAAGGTAAATAATGTTGAGATACTCCCTGCGAAGAACACCATCCAAAGCAACTCGATATATTCCATCAGCAACACCAGGTGCGGAATTGAGCTGTAGATAAAATTCTACGACATGCCACTGACCATTATTGATAAGACTTGCAGAAAATCCAGAATTGTTTTTGTTCGTTCCACCAGAATTGAATTGTGTAACGAGCCCAAAGGCATCACTCAAAGTTGTTTGACCATTGACAAGATTGATAAAGTGGTTCGTGTTAGAGTCTGATATATCTCCAGTTGCTGTTGCTATTGTTAGGAAGGCAAACTTCGTCTGTGAGTTACCATTGTTCGTCCATAGTGGGTCGAACCAAAACGTCATGGCAATCCACA